TACAGGAGGGCTTCCTAACGGTAGCAGAAGTCGAAGCTAACCATGATGTTACACTGGATCCTAATGGTGTTGTGCTGCCAAAGTATATTCAAATGCAACGACCTAAGAGACCTAATAGTAAATTAACAACAACATTCAACCCTTAAGGAGGAACAAATGAAAGTAGGATTAGTAATCGGAAGATTCCAACCGTTACACAACGGACACGTAGCATTAATTCAGAAAGCTTATGAAGAGAACGATGTTGTCTTAGTGCTCGTAGGTTCAGCTAATGAACTTACTAATTATAAGAACCCATTCACTGTTGAAGAACGTATTGGTCTCATTGAAGCAGAGTTCTCGTATGCTGACCGCCTACATGTTAAAGGTATCAACAATTATCCTAGTGATAACGAATGGATACAGGATGTCATTGGTCGTGTTAATACAATTGAAGAAGATCCAACCGAAGTATCATTATACACTAGCGAGAAGGATGAAGACTTCTATGGTAAGAGTTTCCTCTACGGTCTCAAGGTCGTTGAATCAGAAGGTCTAAACGCCACTGACATCCGTGCTCATTTGTATTGTGTAAGTATTCAACGAGTAGAGAATCGTGTCAATGACGTACCTGAGAATACTAAGGACTTTCTTTTGGAATTCCACGGTACTCCTGAATGGTTGCGATTACGTAATGAATACGTATTGTGTCATGATGGTAGACAAGCTGCCATAGAGTCTCACAAGTACAGTAACCCCATTGAACCCGTAGTACATGCAATGGTGATACAAGGTGACGAATGCTTACTAGTTAAGCGTGGAGGAGGTCGTGGACATGGTCAATGGGCATTGGCTGGTGGTTTCCTTAATTGTGATGAAGCTACGAGAGCAGGAGCACTTCGGGAACTCAAGGAAGAAACAGGATTAGACCTGATGAACCAATCACGAGCAGCAGAGGTAGCCTTTGCGGTAGAGGAGAATCTTAACGGACTCTCAACCCGTACAATAGCTTTCAACTACTGCTATGCTGTACATCCTTCAGAAGTATTGAAACCTATCGCTGGTGATGACGCACAGGAAGTCAAGTGGTTTCCTATAAAGGATATCGTTGAAGGTAAGATGCCATTGTTCTATAATCACGTTACGATAATTCGTAGACTAGTTAAGGAGATTAAGTAATGGAACTTACACCAATTGAAACCAAGGTAGAGTTTGAACCTTGGCCTAAGATCCCTCGTGCTATCTTGGGTGACGTAGTAGTCACTGAGAAGATTGATGGCACTAATGCTTGTGTTATTGTGCAAGATGGTGTTATCGTAGGTATTCAAAGCCGTAAACGTATGCTTAACGTTGGTAAGGAGAACGATAACTATGGGTTCGCAAGTTACGTTGTGCAGAACATGGATAAGTTCCTTGAACTCGGTGAGGGTAAGCACTTCGGTGAGTGGGCAGGTCTTGGGATTCAAAAGAATCCTCACAACCTAGATGCTAAGTACTTCTTCCTCTTTAATACCAGACGTTGGGGTGAACATCACTTACCTCCTGAAGGTATTAGAGTAGTCAAGGTACTACATCAAGGGGAGTACACTCATGACACAATTGATCGTATCATGAATGAGTTGAAAGACTTCTCAACGCTACACGAGTATACCGCAGAAGGTATCGTAGTGTATTTCCCACGGCTTGATGCTATGGAGAAACACACTTTCCAGTATAACAAAGGTAAATGGACAGGAGTAACTAATGATATTAAATAAGAACCCACTACTACAATGTGACTCGTACAAGATATCTCATTACAAGCAGTATCCTGAGAACACTGAGTACGTCTATTCATACATAGCACCTCGCGGTGGTGAGCACCTAATTCCAGTGATTGGTATCTACGACTTCTGCAGCATGCTTCATGTTGATAACTTAAAATCATACCACATAACTGAACTTCAGGATATCGCGGAGGAACATGGTGTCCCATTCAATCCTGCTTGGTGGGATTTACTTAAGAAGTACCACGGTAAGGGATTCCCTTTACGTGTTATGGGTGTTCCAGAAGGAACAGTGGTTGATCCCAAAACACCTGTGGCTATCATCGTCAACACTGATCCTGAGTTCCCTTGGTTAACCTCGTTCTTCGAGACGTTATTTCTACGCTTAGTATGGTACCCTTCAACTATTGCCGCAGAATGTCGTTACATGAAGACTAGAATTAAAGAATTCATGATTAAAACTGGTGCTAACTTAGCTGATTTACCTTTCAAATTGCATGACTTCGCTCCACGAGGTTGTACTAGTGGTGAACAAGCTCAGCGTGGTGGTCTAGGTCACCTTACTCAATTCCAAGGAACAGATAACATTGAAGCAATCAAATATATCAGAGACAACTACGGTATGTCCATGGCAGGCTTTAGCATACCTGCAACCGAGCATTCCACTGTTACCTCATGGGGACGTGAGTTCGAGAAGGATATGTATGAAGATTTCATCCGCAAGAACCTCGGTGAAGGTAAGATTGCAGCATGCGTAAGTGATAGTTATGACATCGATGCCGCTATTGATATGTGGAAGGAGTTGGAACCTGTGATCCTTGAGGTCGGTGGTACTTTAGTTATCCGTCCTGACTCAGGTGACGCAGTGTCTATGCCGTTGCACGTGTTGAACAAGTGTTTAGATGTCTTTGGTTACACGTTGAATAATAAGGGATTCAAAGTACTTCCTGATCATATCCGAGTAATCCAAGGTGATGGTATTGACAAGCACTTATTAGTACGTATAATGCAGCGCTGCGTTGACGCTAAGATATCAATAGACAACATTGGCTTTGGTATGGGCGGTGGTTTACTTCAGAAAGTTGACCGTGATACCTACAAGTGGGCAATGAAATGTTCAGCAGCAAGAGTTAATGGAGTGTGGCGTGATGTCTATAAGGATCCTAAAGGCGGTAATAAGAAATCACTCAAGGGTCTTGTATATTGCAATGGCGTTATCGATTACGCTGATGATCATATGATCACTACTCCTAAGTTAGGCGAAGTGCCTGTAGGTTTCATTGAGTACTACTACAAAGGTACTCACGCTCCTCGTGTATCATTTGACACCATAAGAGAACGGGCTTCAATTTAAGGAGAATAACAGAGAGACTAAGGGGATTGTTGAATGAGGAAGGAAAGCGGTAACATAATTAAGTATAGATTACCTTGTGATAACTGTGGGTCTTCGGATGCCAAGGTTAGGTATGAGGCAGGAGATACCTTCTGTTTCTCATGTAACACTGCAGGTGATATGCAGAATAAATCAACAGGGTATGCACCCGAGGAGAACGATGTGACAGAGTTTCAGGATAAAGGAAAACCAGATTTTGGCTTCTATTATGAAGGGGAATATAAGGCAATTAAGGATCGGCGTATAGATGCTGATACCTGTAAGAAGTACGGGGTACGTACGAATGATAAAGGACATCTAATGTTCCCTAGGTTCAACAAAGAAGGGGAGATGATCGGAGTCAAGATACGGTTGTATCCTGAGAAAGACTTTAGATCCGTAGGTGTTACTAAGGGTTCTGTGCCTTTCGGTATGCAAGCGTTCCCTAAGACAGGGAGAAGCATAACGGTTACTGAGGGTGAGTTAGATGCAATGGCCGCCTATAAAATGACAGGTAGTAAATACTGTAATATCTCAATCTGGGATGGCGCTGGTTCAGCTAAGCGTTGCATGAAAGACAACTTCGAAGCGATGAAAGAGTTCGAGTCTATCGTTCTTAACTTTGATGCAGACAAGCCTGGACGTGAGGCTACGCAGGACGTTGGTCCTATGTTTCCTGGGCGTACTAAGATCATGGAGCTTACGGAAGGTAAGGATGCCTGTGATTACCTCAAGGCCAACAAGACAACCAAGTACGTGGACGAGTTCCATCGTGCTAAACGGTTTACTCTGGGAGGTATTATCAATGGAGCAGATACTTGGGAGAAGTACAAAGAGAAGAAGAACATCAAGTCTATTCCTTGGGATCCCCAGTACGAGGAGCTCAACAAGAAGACCTATGGCATTCGGTTAGGTGAGATAGTGTTGATTACCGCAGGCACAGGGAGTGGCAAATGCTTCGCTAAAGGTACTGAGGTACTTATGTATGACGGCACTCGTAGTCTTGTCGAGGATGTTACTGTTGGAGAACAGGTGATGGGACACGACAGCAAACCACGTAACGTACTCTCCTTAGGGAGAGGGAGGGAAACAATGTATGAGATAAAAGGAACCGATGGCACTTCCTACACAGTGAATAAATCACATATATTATCTATTGTGTATAAAGACAAAGTTATGAATCTAAGTGTGGAGGAATACCTAAGTAAGTCTGAGTTCTTCAAAAGTAGATCATATGGATATCGAAAAGCTGTTGATTTCCTCGGAGGATCTGTTGTTGAGATAAACATCGACCCTTATTGGCTAGGACTATGGTTAGGAGATGGAGATTCACGGGATACTCGAATAACTAATATAGACCCTGAGATTATCCATAGTATTGTTGAAACAGCTAATAGTATTGGACATACTTGCTCTACTTATGCCTATGAAGATAGAGCACCTTCTTATGCAATAGTAAATAAACAAGGAACTAATGTTTATCTTAAGTTCTTGCGAGACAATTGTTTGCTTAGGAATAAACACATACCTGAGAGACTCTTTGCCTCTTCGTTATATAACCGCAGAAGAATCTTAGCAGGTCTTATCGATTCTGATGGTTACTTAGGTAAGGGTAACACTTATGAAATAGTACAAAAGAGAGAAGGACTCGCTCTTGATATACAACGACTGGCTCGTTCGGTAGGACTAAGAGCTACTATTACATATAAAGAAGTGGAAGGTACTACCTATTCCAGAGTATGGATTAGTGGTAATCTAAAGATACTCCCTGTTAAAGTTGAGCGTAAGAAAGTAGACATGGATTACATGCCGTGTTATGCTTCACTTAAATATAACTTTGATGTAATAGAGAAAGACGTAGACGATTATTATGGGTTTGAACTAGATGGAGACCATTTATTTTTCCTGAGTGATTATACTGTTGTTCACAATACCCAAGTTCTACGAGAGTGGAAATATCATCTACTTCGGAATACCATGTACAACATCATGGACATTAGTTTAGAAGAAGATGTTGGTGATACCATCGGTGGCCTAATGGCTATACATGCTAACAAGCGGATTCATCTACCTGACGTGGATATCAGCGAGACTGAGGAACGCAAGTTACATACGGATCTCTATGGTACAGGCCAGTTCACACTACTGGATCACGAGGGTTCAGTCGGTGACGATAGTCTCTTGGATAAGATGGAGTACGCAGCTACCGTTGATAATTGTAAGATTCAATTCCTAGATCACATAACGATAGCAGTATCCGATTGTGAAGCAGGCTCTGAGAACCTTACAATGGATAAGTTCATGAACCGCTTACTTAAAATGGTTAAGCGATTGAACATCTGCGTCATAGTAGTAAGCCATCTACGTAAAGTTGGTGGCGGGGGTAAGTCATTCGAAGAAGGCCGTGTGCCTACGGAAGATGATCTTAAAGGTTCAGGTTCGTTGAAGCAGATAGCTATGACGACCATTGCAATAGCGAGGAATAAATATGCTGAAACAGAAGTGGAACGAAATACAACTAGCTTTCATGTACTTAAGTGCAGATTCTCTGGTCGTACAGGACCTGCTGATTATGCTTTCTTTGATGACGAAACAGGCCGTATGGTCGTAATAGACCCCGAGGAAGCTGAGAACGCTGACAACCAATTCAAAGATGAAACCCTAGGGTTTTAAGGAGATAACTAATGATACTACAGAATGCTATAAGAACACCAGACGGTACTCTATTGGTCTCAGCATACAGACATGATTATGTTGTACATAAGGATGCTAATGGTGAGCAGTACATGATTGATGGAGGTGCTGAGTACTTCCGAGCCTCCTCGCATCATAAGAATCCTCCTGAGATAAACCATGTAACTACGGACATGCCGTTCGCTAGACAACGTGAATTCTTGGTCTGGGGATCGCGTGGTATCAACGGAGATCAACCTTTGACTCACATTAAACTCAAGGACATGGATACTTCTCACATTGAAGCAGTCCTTAAGACTCAGAACATCAGTCCTGAGAGACGTGCGATCATGGAGGAGGAACTATGTGGAAGGAGTTAGAGGGTAAACGAATATGTGTGTTCGATGCTGAGACCGATGGATTCCTAGATGATATGACTACGGTGCATTGTATTGTTGGTATTGATGTTAATGACCCCAAGGTTCCTTTCGTTGAACGTGTGGATTACTTGAACTTCACTGATTACTTGGACTCGTTTGATGTTCTAGTTGGTCATAATATCATAGGTTACGATCTACCTATGCTTAAGAAGATGTTTGGATGGGCACCTAAGAAACAGGTGATCATCCTAGACACTCTTTGGATGTCACGGTTATACTACTGCGACATTGAGGAAGGCCATTCACTAGGAGCTTGGGGTGTTCGTCTAGGGGAACCTAAGACAGAGTACTACCCAGTAAGTGATCCCTTACAACCTTTGTATAATGCGGAGGAACCTAACCCTAAGAAGAACCCGTGTTGGCGAGGATCCATATGGACACAGGAAATGGAAGACTACTGTGTGCAGGATGTAACTGTTAACGTTAAGTTGTTTCATAAGCTCGTACGATTACTACAGAACTTCTCATGGCAGAGTATTATCTGTGAGATGCAGACAGCAGTAATCATTCAACGTCAGATGGCTCATGGTTTCGTCTTTGATTATAAAGCAGCTGAACTATTACATGGTGAATTCATTGATCGTGTTGGTGAGTTAGAGGATGAAGTACTTGAAACATTCAAGCCGTTACCTAAGATTATACGTGAGGTTCAACCTAAGATTAAGATGAGTGGCGTAGTCTCGTCAGTCGGTCTTAAGAAACTTGAGGGATGGGAGGGTTCAATACCTACTCCAGACCACATAAGACACGTAGATGCTGATGGTAATAAATCAATAACCTATCAGTCAGGTGCTTTCACGTTGATTGAATGGCCTGAGTTCTCATTGGGTTCTCGTGCTCAAATAGCCGAACGCTTGACTCGTGCAGGTTACAAGCTAACTGAGTTCACTGAGAAAGGTACGCCTATGATCAATGATACAGTCTTGCAAATAGCTGCTGATGCTGGGATTCCCGAGGCTAAACCCTTGGCTGAATATTTTATGATAGTCAAGCGGGAAGGTATGTTGAAGTCTTGGTTAGAGAAAGCTAGGTGGCATGAGGATCAAGGAGTCTATAGGATCCATGGTTTCTGTAATTCTCTTGGAGCTTCGACAGGGCGTATGACACACAATGGTCCAAATTTAGCCCAGATTCCAGCAGGTTATAGCCCTTACGGTAAGGAATGCAGAGCTTTGTTCACCGTTAGAAAAGGTTATAAACTAGTGGGTTGTGATGCCGCAGGTCTTGAGATAAGATGCTTAGCAAACTACATGAATGACCCAAAGTATACAGAAACTGTATTACACGGAGACATACATACAACTAACCAGATCGCGGCAGGTCTTGAAACTAGGGATAACGCGAAGACATTTTTCTACTCCTACTTATACGGAGGTGGGGATAAGAAGGTAGGGGAGATAGTAGGTAAAGGCGCTAAAGAAGGTAAGGCCCTTA